AGAAGGAAACTTCGACTCGATGACGAGTTTCCCGGCGTTGTTCAAGTGGTAGCCGGGCAGGCATAACTGCTCGCAGAGCCCGTCATCGTCAGGTATCGAACCGAGTAGGAGCCATTCCTTCGCCTTCGCCCACATATAGGCGCGCATGTTCAACTGGTGCGGGTCAGGGCTCGTGCCGCCGAAGTTCACTTCGTAGACGTTCTCGAATCCGAGCGAGCGCAACCGCACCGCGATCGCCGCGCCGAACGCCGAGTCGATGAACAGCGCCGCGAGGCGATGCCCCGGCCGCTGGTCGCCGAGCAGCTCCGCGCAGATACCCGTGCGCTGGGAGCGATCTGGGTCATGCTCGCCAGGAATACGAATCGGCGCTCGCGCACGCCCGTCCAGCCCGCGGCGGAAGCGAATCACGTTCCACGCCTTGCCGCCGCCGCTCACGTCGAAGCCGGCAATCAGTGGTTCGTCCGGCATCGCCACTTGCGTGCGCGCACGAGCGAGCGCCACGCGGCCCTTGTCGATGTATTGGAGCTCGCTTGCGAGCGGCGGCAGGCCTTTGACGCGCACGCGCACAAAGTCGGACTCGTCGCCGTAGTCCGCAATCCACTGCGCGATCTGTTCTTTGTTCGTGAAGCGCGATTTCCGCGAGTCCACGATGGTGGCGTGCCAGCGTTCACGCTCCGACCCGAACGATGCGCGGTAGAACTTCCCCGTGTTGCGCGTCGGGTTGCCGAACAGGAAGATCATCGGCTCGCCGTCGGTCAAGCCGCCTTCCGCGACTTCGAAAATCTTGTCAGCGATGCCCGACGCTTCGTCCACGACGTAGAAACTGCTCGAGCTCGCCGCGTGCTGGCCGGCGAACGCCTCCGAGTTCTCCTCGCGGCTGCTTTGGAGCGAGCAATACCACGTCTCGCCCTTGAACGCCGGGTGATACATCGTGGTCGAGTTGATTTCAAACCAGTGGCCCGTGAGACAGAGCTTCGTCCAGTGCCGAATCGACGCCCATGTCTTCGTCTGGAGCTGCGTGAACGTGTTCGCGGTAATCGTGCCCTTGCAGTGCGGGCGCGTGGACATAATCCAGTCCACAATCCATGCGACCTCAACGCTCTTGCCGATGCCGTGACCGCTGGATACCGTCGAACGGATCGGCGCGACGGCGTTGAGGCCATCGAAGCCGCGCGCCTTGACCGCTTCGCCCAGCCACTGCAAGTGCTCGCGCTGCCACACGTCCGGGCCGGGATGGTTCTCCAGCGGGCCGGGCTCACCCCACGGGTAGCACGCGATGACGAACCCGAGCGGGTCCGCGTAGAACTGGCCGACGAATTCGGCAAGCTCGGCGTCAGGGGAGATGGCGGCGGGTTGGGTCATCGTGGGAAGTCGGCACAGAGCGCGATGTTCTCGCGCCCACGAGCAACAGCCCGACGTGCGGCACGCCGCCACTTAGCGTTCGTGCGCTCGGGATGGTCAACTGCCCAGCCGAGTTGTCCGCAATACTGCGTCCCGCACGGACACGTGTAGAGGTCTTGCCCGTCTTCCAGCGCACTCGCTTCCAAGTCGGCGCCGTCTTCCGACGTCCGACACGTCGGGCAGCTCATACCGCCCCGCCTCCCGGCACGTCGGCGCCGATGTCGGGCGGCTGCGCGAACACGAGCGACAGCGCAGTCGTCCACAGCACGAAACGCGCAGCCTGCGCCAGCCGAGCGAACTCTGCCACTTCGATTTCAGTGGCAGGGCGATGGCCATCGCCGTCATCGACGTAAACATGCCAAGACTTCGTCATGCTTGGGATCTTTATGCCTGTTTAGTGCATGCCTGCTTGGTGGCATTACCAACGGCGCACATCGCATTGGCTGCGTTGCAGGCGGCCTGCGAGAACCTGAGTGCGTCTTCGGACTTTTCGGACTTGGCGGCCTTGTCGATGAGCGCTTCGACTTCCTTGGTTTTGTCCATTGGGTTTTATCTCCAATCGGTCGTTGAAGTGCTCTCTGGCTGGACTTAAATACCAGCTGGCCGTTTCCGCACCCCGAAGGGCTGACCACTAACCGGGACTTTGATGGTCAATTATCCGGATGTCGATTGCGTTTTCAACCCCGATGCGGTGCCCCTAGCCTGTTTCTTCAGGGCCGATCTCATCCTAAGATCGGGGAGTCTACCGACATCTCAGTCGCGTGTCCATCCACGCCGCAGAGAGCAAGCGCAGAATAACACGGATCTGAACCAAATCACGCCCCCTCCCGCTTCCGCTTCGCCAGCCGCGCCCGAGCGGCCGTCAGCCGGTCCTCAATGCCCAGTGTGCCAGACAACTTCAGCTCCGCCGGCTGCTCGGCCGGCTTGTCCAGCAGCCGGTTCATCAGGTCCGTAAACGCCTGCACGCTCGGATCCTTCTCCCAGACCTCGATGGCGTTCAGCGACTGGTCGACCGTGTCGATGTCCTTCACCCGCTCGAACCGCCCCGTCCGCGTGTCGCGGTAGACGAGGTATTTCAAGCCCTTGGCGTTCGATACCTGTGACGCGATCATGTCGCGCATCTCAGGGCTGATGAGGTCACGAGCCTTCTGCCGCAGCGCGATCTTGTCGGCCGTGTTGCAGTTGGCCGCGCCCGGCTTCGCCCCGGCACCCGCTCGTTTTCCACCGCGTGGCATTAGACCGACAATCATACGGCAGCGGTCAAGAGCCGTGCCGATTTACGTCCAGACGTCCAATACGTCCAGACGATTTTCCTATTACAACCCTTCATGCGCGCGTGTAGTGTGTGTATAAATATGTTATTTGATTGGACGTATTGGACGTAGATGTATAAGTGTTGTGGTTTCTGACACTTGCGAACGTCCAATCGAATCGGAAAGCGTGTGGACGTCCAGACTGATTGATTGGACGCGTCAATTCTTGTGTCCTATATAGAGGTCAATACCGTGGTAGAGGCGTGGACGTGGGCCGGTTGTGCCTGGACGTGACGAGCGGATGTGAGGCATGGCGGCGTTCATCCGTTGGCCGAATTGCTGCTCGGTGCCGGGATGGTCACGCCCCTGCTCTTTGCACCAGCGTTGATAGCCGGCGAACAGGTCGCGCCGGTAGATGGTCGCGTGCTCATCGGACGTGTCGCACCAGTCGGCCACGAAGGCGTGCAACGGGCTCATCAGCTCGCGGATTTCCTGCCGCATATCTTCGCTGCTGGAGAGTGGGAGGAATCGCCCGCGCTGACGCAGCCGCAGCCAGCCTTCGCGCGCCCAGAGCAGGATGCCTGGGAGCTCGGTCAAGAGCCGGTCGGTGAGCGTGAGGTCTTCGCGTCCGAGAAACGTAGACGTGAGCGGCAAGAGCAGCATCCGCGACACGAGCGCGCCACTCGCGTCGTCCATCTTCGGCATCTCCATCATCCCGACCGTGAACCGCACCGTGAGGCGCCCGGTCCAGTCGATGATGTTCTTGCGCGGGATGGTCTGCACATCTTCGCCGCTGATGCTGAGGAGCGATTCGGTAATCGGCGCCGTGTCCACGCGTCCGCTTATTTTCGCGTCGGGAAACATCGCGGCGGTCTTCCCGATGAGCACGGCCATGCCGAATTGCGTGGCAAACGACGACAGACGCGGCGCGCACACGTTGGGCAGGCCTAAGAGATGCTGCAGCACGCGGATGATGGTGCCTTTCCCGCTACGCGGCGGGCCAATAATCGCCATGATCTTCTGCTGGCGCGTGTCGGGTGTGAGGCAGTAGCCGAACCACTCTTGCAGCATCGCGATCGGCTCAGGATCGTCCGGCCACAGTTCGTCCATGAAACGCGACCATAGGTGCGGCGCTGGCGCATTGGACGCGTAGGCAAACTCCAGCGCGTTGACGCTGAACAGCGTGGGCGTAAGCGGCAGGAGACGACCGGACGGGATGTGCAGGATGCCGTTCGTGCAGAGCACGCATTCGCGCGGGTCAAGGTCGCAGGGCTCGAGCCAAGACGGACTGGCCGCCTTCGTATATGTGAGCTGCTGTAGGCCGTCCACGATGAGACTGATATCGTCTCGCGTCGGCTGAAACGGCACAGGGCTCTGATTCGTCGCGCTCTGCTGCTTCAGCGTGCGATCGAGAAAGTTACCGAGACGAGAGCGCAGCTCGGGCATCGGCAGCACGCGGTAGGCGGGCGTCTCCCACACGTAGAACTGGCCGTCGATGAACCAGACGCGTGATTCGAGCCGTTCACGCACCAGCCACGCGCGAGCGGACTTGCGCGGGTCTTTCGGGTTCAACAGGAGGCCGTCAGGCGGCGGATCGGTGGGCGGGCGCTCAAATGGGACGACACGCTCACTGCTCATGATTCACGCGTCGGCGTGTTCAACTCATCCGAGATGCGAAGAACGAGGTCCATGAGACCGCCGCGAAGAACGACAATCTCTATGGGTTGCTCTATCTTGCTCGTTTCTGAAACATGGTCGAGCATCGAACCAAGTAGAGATGCGAGCGCAGCCATGACGACACCAGCATTGATGCCGTAGAGTTGCGGTTGAAGGCGTTCGGCGAGTTGGACAATCGGATCGTTGCGGTCAAAAACAGGCACGCTGCACCTCTTGTTCAGGAGAGCGCCGAGGCCGTCGCGTGGAACAAGCACGCGAACGGCGCGGGATTCATGAGGTCCCTCTCGGCTTGGTCATTCTACACGGTAACGCCGCATTTTACGCCCGCGTCATGAACGAGCGCAACCG